ACTTCGACTGGCACTGGATATTTGAACGAGCAAAGGCATTAAAGTTAGATATCAAAAAAGTTGCAAAGACTCTAAACTCCTCAAACCCAATCAAACAATCTGAGTCAATGCTTAAACTTGCAAACGAAGTGGAAAGATTTAATCAGACTTCGATGTGGGGATATAATGTGGTGGATACTCTTCACGCAGTAAGACGAGCCCAAGCGATTAACTCAAACATCAAGTCGGCAGGTTTGAAGTATATTACACAATATATTTCAGCAGAAGCTGCTGACCGAGTTTACATCGACCACACAGATATTGGTCCATTTTACGCAAAGAAAGAAGAGTATTGGCTTAATATTGAAAACGGAAAATATAAAAAAGTTGGGGTTGACCCAAAGGTAGATGAGGCGTGTTCAAAACATTCTGACATTTATATTAAAACAACTGGTGATAATTTGGTTGAGAGATACTTGGACGATGACTTGGAGGAAACATTAAAAGTGGATGAAGAATTTAATCAGGGTTCATTCCTTCTTGCGTCACTCGTTCCAACAACATACGAAAGAGTTTCAACTATGGGAACGGCAACTCTTTGGGAAATCCAAATGAGAGCATGGTCTTACAAACACAAACTCGCAATTCCTGCCAAAAATGAAAAGACGGAATTTGTGGGAGGACTTTCACGACTTCTTAAAGTAGGATATTCTACGGATGTATTGAAACTCGACTTCTCGTCACTATACCCTTCAATACAACTTGTTCACGATGTATTTCCAACTTGTGATATTACAGGAGCAATGAAGGGAATGCTTAACTATTTCCGTAATACCCGTATCAAGTATAAGAACCTCGCAAAGGAATACTCATCTATTGATAAGAAACAATCCTTGTCATTCGACAGAAAGCAACTTCCAATTAAGATATTCATTAACTCGATGTTCGGAGCTCTATCCGCCCCTCAGGTATACCACTGGGGTGACATGTATATGGGTGAACAGATTACTTGCACGGGTCGTCAGTATCTTCGTCAAATGTTAAGATTCTTTATGAAAAGAGGTTATACCCCACTTGTATGTGATACGGATGGTATGAACTTTTCATTACCTGAGGGTGGTGTCGATGATAGAAAATACATTGGTAAGGGTAACAATTGGCTCGTAAAAGAAGGTAAGGAATATACAGGGTATGACGCAGATGTTGCCGAGTTCAACGACATGTTTATGAAAGGAGCAATGGGTCTTGATTGTGATGGAACTTGGAAATCTTGTATGAATATTGCCCGTAAGAACTATGCAACAATGGAACATAATGGTAAGATTAAACTTACAGGTAATTCCATCAAGAGTAAAAAACTCCCACTTTATATTGAGGACTTTTTGGATAAAGGAATTAAACAGTTACTCGAAGGTAACGGTCAGGAATTTGTGGAGTGGTATTACGAATACTTGGAAAAGATTTATAACAAACAAATCCCTCTTATGAAGGTCGCTCAAAGAGCAAAAGTTAAATTATCTATTGACGATTACATTAAAAGGTCTAAACAAAAAACAAAGGCTGGTAATGAAAACTCAAGGATGGCCCACATGGAACTTGCAATTCGTGACGGAATTGCTGTAAATCTTGGCGATGTAATATTTTATGTCAATAATGGATTAAAGGCTTCTCACGGAGATGTTCAAAAAGTTAATGATAAGATGACTAAGAAAGAAAAAGACCAATACAAATTGTTACACGGAAAAGACCCCGTACTTGGTTCACACATCCAACTAAATTGTTATAGATTAAATCCAAGTGAGTTAGAATCCAATCCTAATATGACGGGCGAGTATAATGTTCCAAGAGCAATTGCAACATTCAACAAAAGAATTGAGCCCCTTTTGATTGTGTTTGGTGAAGAAGTTAGAGATAATTTGATTGTGGACAAACCCGAAGACAGAGGTATTTTTACAAAAGAACAATGTAAATTAATCAATGGAGTTCCATTTGAACCTGAAGACCAAGACAGTATTAATGACCTTTTGACAATTACTGACCAAGAAAAGATTTATTGGGAAAAACGGGGAATTGACCCTGAATATATTTACGAACTGGCAGAACAAGGATGGGAAGAGTTAGTGTAACTCTTCCATCTTTATTCCGTCCGATGATACGACATACCAATTCCCAAATGAAAAATAAAGCTCAACACATGCTCCTTTTCCAATATTAATTTCAGAATACTCCTCATCAATTAAACCCCAAATAGGTTTAATTTTTGTATTTGTTAACGCTTTTACGATGACATGGTCAGTAGTAGATGAGTCCAAAATAATTTCAATAAGTTCAGCTTCTTTTGTAACAATTAAAGCCTCTCCTTCTGTGGAATAACTTGAGTTTGAGACAAATGTTATTTCAGAAGTGTTAATTATTTGACCCGCAATTATTCTTTGACTTGGTATAGAATGCTGTATTGCCATATTAAATTACATATAAATTTCTTGGGAATGCTCTAAACTTTAATTGTTTATTTAGGTTTTCAGCAATTAAGGCTTCTCTTTCCATAACCTTTTCAGGTTTTAATCTTGTTAATTTACCCTCCGCACCAATAAGTTCCTCAATGAGTTTTGTCTTTTCATCTTTTCCTTCTGTTGCAAGTGACTGATAATCCATAGTAAGCTCGGAGTCAGGAGTTTTCAAGTTTCCCGAATATTTTCCCCTCACTTTTGATAAAGTTTCTTTACAAGAGGCGATAAAATATCTTCTAACCCATTGTTGTGATGGGTTATTTAAATCGGACCATGACATTGAGTCAATTGGAACATCCGATGGAAGTTTAATTATATCAGGATTTGCTCTTAAGCATTCATCTCTATCCTTACCCTCAGTATCATAATACCAATACCAAACTTTTCCATTCATTAAAGATGAATTACCAAAGTCAAATTTTCCGCCAGGTGTTTGCATTAAATGTATTGCCTTTTTACCATCAGGTAATGCGGTGATTCTATAAGTTTTGTCACCCGCAATTATTCTTCTTTGAATATTAATCTCTTGCATTCGGAGCATCATATCAAATGCTGGCATCATAAAGTAAGAACCTGTGTACCCCATCTGTGAGTATCCTGCGGGACCTCCAAGTCCATAACCACCAAGTGCGCCAAAACTCCAAGGGTCAAAAAGAATGTTTGTTAATTCTGATGGTGTATACCAAAGGAGTTCATTAACTTCCCTATTTGCCGGTATTTCATAAACTTGTTTATTAGGTTCAAGTTCAATGTAATCTTTTTTTAAAACCCATGGACCATTACTTTGTAAACCAACAATTTTTGAATACGAATATTGATATCTTGACTCGTAATCAAAACTTCTTGTAATGAATGCTTGAGCTAAAGACTGATTATCCATATTTAAATTATAAAGTGAAGTCCATTGAGACTCAATTAACCAATCTTGGATATACTGTGAATAATCTCCAATAGAGAATTCCAAAATTGTGTCGAGTTGCTCATCTTCAAGTTCAACTGAACGAAGAGGGGCTCCAAGTACGTGTCTTACTTTTGTATAAAGTTGACTTCTTTGAGGTTCGGGAATGACTGACATGTTGATATTTTATATATAAATATCAAAACGAATTTAATTATTTTTTTGTTTTTTGGAGATACAAGTCATTCACAAATTTCCAATTAACTACTTCCCAAAAATTTGAAATATATTCGTCTCTTTTGTTTTGGTATTTCAAGTAATATGCATGTTCCCATAAATCAAGCCCTAATATCGGAAACCCACCTTGCTCAAAAATATTCATAAGTGGGTTATCTTGATTTGGGGTTGTCATAATTTTTAGACCTCCGTTGTCCTTAACCACCAACCAAACCCACCCTGAGCCAAATCTTGTCTTTGCTTCCTTCTCAAATTTTGTTCTAAAATTTCTATAAGTTCCAAATTGAGATTTAATTTTATCAAGTATTGGTCCTGAAGGAACCTGAGGTTTTGGGGATAACATCTTCCAAAATAATGCGTGGTTAAATGCTCCTCCCGCATTATTTCTAATTGCGGTATTATATTTTGATATTTGTCTTACGATGTTTTCAAGTTCAACATCCCCGTAATCTTTTTTTCTGAGAGCGGAATTTAATTTTTTTACATAACCTTTGTAATGTCTTTGGTAATGTATTTTCATTGTCTCGGGGTCAATAAATCTTCTGATGGCAGCATAAGAATATTGTAGTTTATCTATACCAATAGTCTTTGCCTCGTTGATAAAAAATTCAACCTGATTAGGTTCCTTACCTAAAATTTGATTTACTAAACTTTCTGAAATTAATTCTAAATTACGCATCAATAATAAATACTCATCTATTACTGATTTCTTTTAAGATTTGTTCAACAACATCTGTTTCAGACTCGTTCATATCTCCCATAACAGTCCCAATAATTTGTTTTTTTCTTGATAGAATATCATAGATTGCCATTTCTAAAGTATTTTCAAATAATGGATAATATACTAAAACATTATTTTTTTGTCCGTATCTGTAAGCTCTATCTTCAGCTTGAGCGTGGTCTGAGGGTAAGAATGATAGGTCATTCATAATAACACATTCTGCTGCGGTTAATGTAAGACCAACGCCAGCCGCTTTAATGTTTCCACAAAATACTTTTATTTTTTCATTTTCTTGAAAATCATCTACCGCTTTTTGTCTTGCGGGTTTTGATGTTGACCCATCCAAATAAACGGATTGTTTTTTAAAATGTTCGTGGATTTTTTGAAGGGGTTCAGTAAAGTTGGAGAATATAATTACTTTCTTTCCTTGTTCAATAATATTTTCAGCGACCTCAATTGTGGTTGCAATTTTTTCTTCAGCAATAACTTGACGAACTTTTGTAAGTTTTGAAAACTGAATTGTTAAAGATTTTGACTCATCTTTTTTATTTACATACCAATCATAATATTCACCCATAAGTTCTTCATACAATCTTGAACTTAGTCTTTGATAGATTGGGGTAATAATTTTTTCGGGTAAATCTAAAACTTCTGTCTTTAGTCTTCGAATTACGTGTCTTGATGTGCGGTCTCTTAATTCTTCCAAGTTACTTGCACCTGTAACATTCCAAACTTTTCTTTTTCCCACGGAGAACTGATAACCTGCACAATATCTTATAGCATAAGCCATCCAATTTGCGGCCACAGGACTTTCAATCAAGTTCAAAAGATTGTAGTAGTTCATCGGTCTTGAGGTCATTGGTGTGCCAGTCAATAACCATAACCTTTCCACACTTTTAACAAGGTCGTTTATAATTTTTGTTCTTTGAGCTTGGGGATTTGAGATATAGTGAGCCTCGTCAATGACAACCAAATCAAAATTTTGTTTCATTAAAATTGATTCTTTTGATTTTGGCTCGTGGAAGTTTTTCATTATATCATAATTTACAATATAATATTTGTGCCCATCTTCCCAATTTTTACTCTCGACAATATAAGTCGACTCATCAGTGTAAAGAGCGATTTCTCTTTTCCAATTTATCTTTAAACTTGCAGGACAAATAACCAATATTTTTTTAGCATCCGACTCAATTGCCGATATTACTGTGGATGTCGTCTTTCCAAGACCCATATCATCCGCCACAATATACTTATCATTTTCAAGAAGTTTTATAATACATTCTTTTTGATGCTCAAGTGGAGGTCTGTGAGTGTATTTATCCCAATCCACATTTGCAGTTCTTGTTTTAGCTTTGTGAATCGCAGTTTTAGGTATCCAAAAATCGTGAATGGTATCCCCACTAAAAATTTTTCCCCAAATATGATATGATTTATCTTTTTCTACAAGGAGTTTTTCAACATAAATTTTGTCAGGTTCCTTAATAAATGGATTATCATCAACAAGTTTTTTTGCAAAATAGGAATCAATCTCAACCCATTTCTTTGCAACCTTTGGTTCAGTTTTATTAAATCCTATAACATAATCACATTGGGCTCTTGTGGGAACAAACTTTGGGTTTACAGCATGCTGTTGCTTTAACTTTAAGATATAGTTATTTGAACCCTGATAATCTTCTAAAACTAAAAGGGTCTTCTGTTCAATACTTTTAATATCGACTGAATCTTCCACTGACTTAATTATAATCCAAAATTAGATATTTATCAATATGGCACAGAGGAATGTACCGATTACAAGGTTAAATAAATTTTTTGGGGCTGAGGATTTTAACCTTGATGTAAATATGGGTAAGGAGTGGCTTCATGGGGATATGAATTTCACTCTTGTACTATACAAAGTAGACAGAACCAAAACTAATACTGATGATGTGTACGGTGAAACCACAAAAGACTCTATTAAGTTCCACCCACCTATGGAATTTAAGGCCTTTGTGCAAGTTTCAGCCCCCGAGAATAAATTTCTTGGTAATTCAAAACTCGACCAAATGGAACCAGGTAACATAAGAATTTCTGTCTATCAGTCACATCTTGATGAACTTGGTGTTGATATAGAGTTTGGTGATTACGTTGGTTACTATGAAAGTGAGACGAGAGTTAGGTATTATTCTGTTGCAAATGACGGTCGTGTAGTTTCTGACAACAAACATACATATGGTGGGTACAAGGCATTTTATAGAACAATTGTTGGTGTACCTGTAAACGATAATGAATTTAGAGGATTATAATGGGACTTCCTAAAAAAATAAAAAAGAATATATCTTTAGAACCACAACTTTTTGGTCCGTCAAGAAGACAAGAACTTCTTGATAAAATCAATGAACACGGCACTTTTTTACCTAAATCCATATTACATGAGGACTTAGACAGAGGATTTTTGGATTTTGTTAAAAACGAATTAAGGGTAGTTGTGGATGGAAAAACAGTTCCCGTTGTCGACATTTTAATTACAACTCAAAATTGGGCTCAGTTTACACAAACTTGGAATATAAATGATTTAGATAAAAATGTTAGTGTTCCTGTAATTACAACTGTTAGAAACCCTGAAGTTAAATATGGTTCTCTACCGTCACTACAATATACAATACCAAACAGAAGACAATTGTTTTATGCAATGGTCCCCACTTGGGATAATGGACGAAATGGATATGATGTTTACACTATTCCACAACCAGTACCTGTAGATATTAAATTTTCAATTAAAATAATTTGTAATAGAATGAGAGAATTAAATTCATTCAATAAAGTTGTTGTTGAAAAATTTTCTTCTCGTCAAGCTTACACGGTAATAAAGGGCCATTATATTCCAATTATTATGGACGATTTACAAGATGAATCAGTTACTGAAATCGAAAAAAGAAAATATTATATACAAAGTTATAATTTTACAATGATGGGTTTTTTAATTGATGAAAATGAATTTCAAATAAAACCAGCTATTAGTAGAACTCTTGCCCTTATAGAGACAGACCAAAAAACAAGAAGGTCAAAAAAACCTCAGGATGATTTGATTTCATTATCTAATGAAAAAGTTCAAATAAATTTTCCAGTAGGAACCGACTCATATACTCAAACTTACGAATATAATTCAGATTTATATATGTTAGGTAGTTACAATATTTCTTCTTACCAAATCTTAATAAATGGATTACTTTACGGAACTAATTTATTTAATACCCCAAATTCGAAAATTCAATTAAATACAAATGATGTATTAGAGATTCAAATAGTAAAAACTATTCCATCTGAAAACTCTACTTTTGATTTAATTTCAAAAATAGTTTAGAGTTCCCCATATAAATCTTTCTTCTCTGAACAGGTTTCAATTATTAAGTTTTCCAAAAATTTGTGAATTTTTAAACCTTTTTTATTACAGTACTTTTTTAGTATTGTATGTGATTCCTCTGATATTTTTAAGTTCTTTATTTTCAAGGTAGAAAAAAGTAAGAAATAATTCTTACTTCTAAATAAATAGATTCAGAAAAAGAAATACTTTGTAATTTATTGTAATATTTATTGAGAAATAAATCAATTAAAAACTAATTTAAATGGCAGCATCAAACAAAGTTTTCGTTTCTCCTGGTGTATATACTACTGAAACTGAACTATCATTTGTTGCACAAAGTGTAGGGGTTACCACCTTAGGTATAGTTGGTGAGACTTTAAAAGGACCAGCCTTCGAACCTCTTTTTGTGAGAAACTATGATGAGTTTCAGGCGTATTTCGGTACAACATCACCGGAAAAATTTGTAAACACACAAATTCCTAAGTATGAATTGGCATACATTGCTAAGGCTTACTTACAACAATCAAATCAACTTTTCGTATCAAGAATTCTTGGACTTTCTGGTTATGATGCGGGACCTTCTTGGACTATATATACTATAGGTAATTTGGACCCGTCAACTGTTGTATTTGATACAGGTCCAACTAGTTTTACTTTACCTTTTACGGTTGATACTAACTCTGATGTAACAACTATTGATATAACTGATGCGGGATTTGTTCTAGTTGAGCCAATCTTCAATAGGTTATATACTAAGTATAATGGAAGTACCTCAAGTTTTAGTGCGGATGTTGAGTCTTTTTTGGCGGCTATTGTTGCAGACCCAGGCTCTCAAAACGATTCCTCTATTGTATGGGGAGGAATTCCAAGTTCGGATTATAACACTTTAGTTACTACTTACAACGTAGTAACTAATTCATATGCACTTCCTCAGTTATCGTTTAGTGCAATAACATTGACTGACGATAAAAATCAGGTTTGGTACTACTCAACTTTTGAAAATACTTCTGCTAATATCTATGAAGGAACTTCAATGTTTATGTATATTATAAATTTTGTTGATAACGGTGATGGTACATACGCAGGTGACTTAGTGGGCGATTTGTTCGAATGGGACGGTACCGCTTATGCTGATTATAACAATGTGGTGGCGGCAACTTTACGTTCGCGAGGTATAACTGAATACTCTACAACTTCGAGTGGACCTTCTTACCAAGTCACAGGATTAACAGATGTAGGATTAGTAACTGCTGGAACTTATTCTAACATATCTTCTAATCCTTACGCAACTTTTGCACTATCTGGTGTTCAATCTAATTCTGTTTCTTTTTCTTTTGAAGTTTCATTTGATGGGTCTCAAGCCAATTACATATCAAAAGTTTTAGGTCAGGGTAATTTTGAAAAAGAGAGGACTGATTTTCCTATTTTTGTAGAAGAACAATACTCTACTTTAATATCATATGGTTATAATAAAGGTTATATACGTGGATTAAGACCAGTTCTATTATCTTTACCTTCAGCCGAAAGTTTGGACCAAACTTCGATAGCAAATTACTTGGAAAGATACCAAAGCGCGTCATCTCCTTGGGTGGTTTCTGAATTACGTGGTAACTCCGTTTATCAGTTATTTAAATATATCACAATAAGTGATGGTAACGCTTCTAATACTGATGTAAAAGTTTCTTTGGCAAATATGTCATTTGAGACAAATACTTTTGATTTATTGGTTAGGTCTTATTTCGATACTGACGCATCTCCTGTTGTTTTAGAGAAATATACTAATTGTACTATGGACCCATCCTCAAATAGTTTTGTTGGAAAAAAAGTTGGTAGTGCGGACGGTCAGTATGAAATTATTTCTAAGTATATAATGTTACAATTAAATCCCGATGCACCAGCAGACTCCCTACCCTGCGGATTTGAGGGATACCTAATTCGTACATATAGCGGTTCAACAGCCCCTTACGATGTTGCTCCTCCTTTCCCAATTTATAAAACTAAGTATTATACACCAGGTGAAGTAGTTTATAACCCTCCATTTGGACTTAATAGTGGTGATGATAATTCTACTATAAGTAATGGAGAAAACGCGAGAAGGTCTTATTTAGGTTTTTCTACCTCAATAGGACAAGACGTTAATTTATTCGCATATAAGGGTCAACAAACTCCATCCGGATTTACCTGTACTGAACAAAGTTATGAAAATTGGACAATTCAAACAAAAGGTTTCCATATGGACAGTGGGGCAACAGTTGTAACAATATCTTCTATTTATTCTAACAGCGGAAGTACAGCTTTTGAAGTTGGGGCTGGACAGTTTAATGTAGAACCTTTAAATTCCAATGAAGTATATTACCGTATTTTTTCTCGTAAATTTACGGTATTACCTTATGGTGGTTTTGATGGGTGGGACATTTATAGAGAGAGAAGGACTAACACCGACGAATTCCAACTTGGTAAGGGAGGATATTTGGCTGGTGCTAGACAAGGTTGTCAACCTTTCCCTAACGCAACTGGATGGGGAGCATTCCGTCAGATAACTGTTGAGGACAATACAACTGATTATGCTAATACAGACTACTACGCTTACAGATTGGGTATAGAGACTTTTAATAATCCCGCAATCATTAATATCAATGTATTTGCAACTCCAGGTATTGACTACTTAAATAACGAAGCTTTGGTTAGATATTCTATTGATATGGTTGAAACTGACAGGGCGGATTCAATTTATGTAACAACAACACCTGACTTTGACTTATTACAACCGTCTTTGTCTATGGATAACTTTATATACCCGCAAGATGCTGTTGATTTCTTATATGATACAAACATCGATTCGAACTATACAGTAACTTATTATCCTTGGGTATTAACAAGAGATTCGGTATTTAATACCCAAATCTATATTCCAGCAACTGCCGAAGTTTGCAGAAACTTAGCCCTTACTGATAATACATCATTCCCTTGGTTTGCAACCGCAGGTTACACAAGAGGTATTGTTAATTCAGTTAGAGCGAGAAGAAGACTAACACAGTTGGATAGAGATACTCTTTATCAAGGTAGAATTAACCCAATTGCAACTTTCAATGATGTTGGTACTGTAATTTGGGGTAATAAAACTCTTCAATTGAGAGAAAGTCCATTAGACAGAGTAAACGTTAGAAGATTGCTGTTACAAGCTCGTAAACTTATTTCAGCCGTTGCAATCAGACTACTTTTCGAACAAAATGATGCAGTTGTAAGACAACAGTTCTTGGATTCAGTAAACCCAATTTTAGATGCTATCAGAAGAGATAGAGGTATTACAGATTTCCGTGTTACTGTTTCAAGTACTCCTGAAGAACTTGATTCGAATCAAATGTCAGGACGTATATTCTTGAAGCCAACTAAAGCTCTTGAATTTATTGATATTGAATTCGTAATTACCCCACAAGGTGCTAGTTTCGAAAACATTTAATAAAAATTAAAATTAATTTAAAAACCCTCGTTTCCGAGGGTTTTTTATTTTACATATATTTATAAAATATGAAAGTTATTATAGTTGAGGATTTTAGAGAGGAAACAACACCTGAAATCGAGTATTATGCTTTTGATTGGGATGATAATATAATGGTAATGCCAACCCAAATAATTCTTTTAGATGACAATCAGAATGAAGTTGGGATGTCAACAGAAGATTTTGCCGAATACAGGTCTAAAATTGGTATTGAACCATTTGAATACAAGGGAAAAATGATTCAGGGGTTTGCAAAAGACCCTTTCAGATATTTCTCCACCAAAGGGGACAAAAGATTTATAATTGATTCATTATTAGGAAAAACAGGTCCAGCATGGGATGATTTTGTGAACGCAATTAATAACGGTTCAATTTTTTCTATAGTTACGGCAAGAGGACATTCCCCACTTGTAATTAGACAAGCTATAGAAAATATGATTGAACTAAATTTCAAAGGTATTTCTAAAAAAGAACTTTCTAAAAATTTACGAAAATTCAGAGATATAGCCGGAGAAGACGAAATGTCAGACGAACAATTGATTGATGCTTATATGGATATGAATAAATATTACCCTGTCACTTTCGGAGAGGGTTCGGCACAAAGCCCCGAAAAAGGAAAATTAGTTGCTTTAAAAGAGTTTGAAGGCTACATAAAATATATTTCGGACCATTTACACAAACAAGGTTTTTTAAAAAACAAAATTTCAAATAGGTTTATACCAAAAATATATTTTTCAGATGACGATAAAAAAAATTTAGAATTTACTCATAAAAAACTTGCCGATAGACCAGAAAATATAATCCAATTCGTATCAACACATGGAGGAGAAAAGAAAAAATATGAGGGATGATATTTATATACTAGACTTATGTAAGTTTGACTAAAAAAAAAATAAAGTAAATAGAAAAAATTAAAAACATAACTATTTATATAAAAACAAGAAAATAAAAAATTAAAAAAACAAAAATATTATGGCTGATTTACTAATGAAAATGCCGATTCCTTATGAACCCAAAAGAGTGAACCGATTCATTCTTACGTTCCCCTCTGAATTAGGAATCAATGAATGGTACGTGGAATCAACGGCAAGACCAAAAATTTCAATTGGTTCGACACCAATTCCATTTTTAAACACGGAATTTTATGTTGCAGGTAGATATACTTGGAATACAATAAGTGTAACATTCCGTGACCCTATCGGTCCATCTGCAGCTCAAGCTCTCATGGAATGGGTACGTTTACACGCTGAATCTGTAACAGGCCGTATGGGATATGCTGCGGGTTATAAGAAAGACGTTACTCTACAAAT